GATTTGTTACGACCCGCACAACGCATCGGCGTTCCTGTCAGACCTTGAGGCGATGGGATTCGATTCAATCTCTGTCACGCAGACAGCAAAAGAGTTGAACGATGCGACCGTTGATTTCAGACTTGAAATCCTTGCGGGCAATGTGGAGATTGAGGGAATGGAAGTCGGCAAAGAGGGCAACAAGATAGTTGTTCCGGTCGACAGTCTGCTTGTTTGGTCGATTGCGAACGCAAAGACCATTTCAAACAACTACGGCGAAATAAAGATTGATAAGGACATCACGACAGAACGAATCGACCCGATTGACGCTATCATCGACGCATGGAAACACGCAATGAAAGAGGAATACCGCCCGGACGTGAACGAAACTGTCAATGAATGGCTTGAGCAATATGAAAAATACATGAAGAAAGGCGGTGAGAAATAAATGAATCCGTTTCAGAGATTAGGAGTAAAAATTTCAAATTGGTGGAGAGGCGAACCACAGAACGACGGAGGGAAAATGACATTGAACTCACCGTCGTTCCTTGAGCGAATAGGATTGAAAAGAAAAGGGAAACCGACATCAGAGGTCACATATTTCACTTGTCTCAAGATGCTGTCGGAGACCCTTGCGAAAATGCCTATCAAATACTATCAGAAAACGGACAAGGGGATCATTGAGGCAGAGGCGACAGATACATCAAAACTGCTCTCAAAAAGACCGAATCCGTTCATGACACCAACAACATTTTGGAACACGGTTGAAATCAACCGCAACCATTACGGAAACGGCTATGTGTATATGAGAAAGAAGTTTGACCGAAAGAAATTCGGCGGTGAAATAAAAATCGTTGATTTGTGGGTCATGCAGTCAAATTGTGTGCAGATAGTCGTTGATGATGCAGGAATATTCGCAGGAGTGGGGCGTTTGTGGTACGTCTACACAGACCCGACATCCGGTCGTCAATATGTGTTTAGTACAGACGAGGTGATGCATTTCAAGACATCATTCAGCTTTGACGGAATCACAGGACTACCAGTGCAACAGATATTGAGAGACACGGTTGCAGGTGCATCCGAATCACAGGCGTTTATGAATAACTTGTATGAGAGCGGTCTGACAGCAAAAGCGACACTCGAATACACAGGAGAGTTGAACGAAACGGCAAAAGAGGCACTTGTCAAATCGTTCGAGGAGTTCGGCAGCGGGGCAAAGAACACAGGAAAAATCCTGCCTGTTCCGTTGGGAATGAAACTCACACCTCTCGACATCAAACTGACCGATTCGCAGTTCTTTGAACTGAAAAAATACAATGCATTGCAAATCGCAGGAGCGTTCGGAGTAAAACCGAATCAAATCAACGATTATTCAAAGTCGTCATATAGCAATAGCGAGATGCAGCAGTTATCATTCTACGTCGACACGGAACTGTTCATCATCAAGCAGTATGAGGAGGAAATCAATTTCAAAATGCTGCCGGATGAAGATACAGACGACGGATATTATTACAAATTCAACGAAAAGGTATTGTTCCGCACCGATTCAAAAACGCAGATGGAGTATTTGAGAAACGGTGTCGGTGGAATGATTATCAAACCGAATGAGGCAAGACGTAAACTCGACATGGAAGATGCGGAGGGAGGCGATGTCCTACTTGCAAATGGTAGCATCGTACCGTTGACGATGGCGGGTGCAGCATATTTGAAAGGTGAATCCGAGCAGGAGAACACCGATGAACCGGAGCAACCGGAGGAAGAAACAGAGCCGGACACAGAACAGCCGGACACAGCAACAGAACCGGACGAAACCGACACGGCAGAGGACGAGACTGACGAGGAGGGAGGTGAATAAGCATGGGAAAGAAAAGACGTTTTGATTTCACAAAGAAAAATAAACGCAGCGGAAAAGTTGAAAATGTCGGCTATTTGGATTTAGAGCAGGACGAGGAACAGAGCAGATGTTCCTTGTATTTCTACGGTGACATTGTATCGGCGACATGGGAATCCATGTGGTACGAGGAGGACAGATGTCCGCAGGACATCGCAGATTTCCTCAACCAGTTAGATGGATATGAGGACATTGACATCTATTTCAATTCCGGCGGTGGCGATGTATTCGCAGGACTGGCAATCTATAACCAGTTAAAACGATACGACGGACACAAAGTCGGATATGTTGACGGAATGGCTGCATCCATTGCATCAGTCATCATGTTTGCATGTGACGAACTGCATTTCGCAACAGGTGCTCAAGCAATGATTCACAAACCGTTATGCATGGCATACGGAAACGCAGACGATTTCAAGGCAGTCATAAAGCAGTTGAATCTCTGCGAGGATTCAATTCTTGATGTCTACATGGAACATGTGCAGGAGGGTGTCACAAGAGACAAAATTCAATCTCTCATGAGCAATGAGACATGGTTCGACAGTAAGAAGATGCAACAGTATTTCAATGTTGAAATCGAGGAAAAGGCAGCAGTTGCAGCGTGTGCATCTGACTTTTTCGAGAAATACAACAATATTCCGGAGGCACTCAAGGGAATCGACACAAAGGACATTGTCGATGCGGTAATTGCGGAATTGGAAAACCGGAACAATGCAGCAGCAGAGGCAGAGAAACAGAGAATCGAGGCAGAAAAGCAGCAGATTCTTGATGATTTATACCTTTATGGTATGTAAGAAATGGAGGACAGAAAGTCATGAATAAGGAATTACAGAAGTTATTAAAGCAGATTAACGACAAGAAAAATGAAGTCAAGAGCCTTGTGAACGATGGAAAACTCGACAAGGCAAGAGCAGCAAAGGAGGAACTCGTAGAATTACAGAACAGATTCGACCTCCTCTATGATTTGGACGAGGACGAGCAGGACGGCATCGAGAACAAGGTCAAGGATGGAACTGCAAAGCAGGTCGGCGGGGATGTCAAGCCGGACAAAAAGAACATCGTGAAATCATTTGTCAACATTGTCAAAGCCGGATTCCTGCACAAAGAGGCAGACGAGGCAGACATCAAGGTGTACAAGGATGCACTCACATCCGACACAACCGCAGGAAGTGAGGGAGAGGTCGGAATCGGAGTGACAATTCCGGAGGACATCAGAACAGACATCATCGAGTTGCGTCGTTCATCCGACAACCTTGAACAGTATGTCAATGTCGAGGGCGTAACAACTAAGACAGGAACACGAAACATTGAGGTTGATGCAGAATCAACACCATTTGACAATGTTGACGAGGCTGCGGATTTTCCGGAGATGGACGAACCGGAATTTTTACCGATTGAGTACAAGGTAAAGAAAAAGGGTGGAATCCTCAAGATGACAGCAGAGCTACTTGAGGACACAGCATCCAACATCATGGCATACATCAACAAATGGATTGCCAAGAAAACAAAGGCAACCCGTAACGCAATGATTCTCAAGGTACTCAATGAGATGACAAAAGGGAAAGAGGTCACAGTCGAGAACCTTGACAGCCTCAAGGACATTTTCAACGAGCAGTTAGACCCTGCAATCGCTGACAATGCAGTTGTTATCACAAATCAGAGCGGTTTCAACTACCTTGACAAGTTAAAGGATAAAGACGGCAACTATATTTTACAGAAAGACCCGACACAGCAGACAAAGGGAAAGATGCTTTTCGGTGAATATCCTATCATCAAATTATCAAAGAAAACTCTTGCATCCGAGAAGATTATGAACACCGATGGTCACACAATCGACGGGTACAAGCATCCTATTTTCTGCGGTGACTTAAAAGAGGCAGTCACACTCTTTGACAGAAATGTCCTCACAATCGACCTCAATGACAAAGGTGCGGGTTTATGGGATAAGGACATGACCGGAATCAAGGTGCGTGACCGATTCGATGTGCAGCCTGTTGACAAGGGAGCAGTCATCAAGGGTCAGATTACAGAAGTTATCAACGGGTAATATGGCAGCAGGGCGGTGAATCCGTCCTGCTATTGAAAGCAGGTGAGAACATGACGGATGAAGAAAAAGAGAAGTACAGAGGCGGTCTGATTGCTACATGCAAGACATATTGTCACATCGACTATGATGACGACATCGAAATCCTTGAATTGATGCTTGACACGACACTGGATGAAATGACGGAACTGATTCCGAATTTCGACCGAAACAACCTCACAAGCCGTCAAAAACTGCTTGCATTTATGTCTGTGAAAGAACTGTACGACAACCGTGACAAGTACCGGAGCGACACGAAAACGCTATCCGCTGCCGTTTCCTCCATGCTATTGAAAGAAATATACGGAGGTACAGCAGAATGACAGGCAGAATCAAGATAATTCGCAAGACAACAAGTGTTGTTGACGGTAGACGACAGCAGGAGGAAAAGGAGTTTTTCTCATGTTGGTGTGATGTCAAGAGTTTGGGAACAAATGAAAAATACAATGCGTTGCAGATAGGTCTTGAGAACACAATCATGTTTGAAACGAGAGCCTGCGACAAGATGGAGGAAATCAGATTGAATCTGAAAGAGTTCTACGCAGTATATAAAGGCGTTGAGTTCAAGATATATGATGCGTGTCCGATGTTCACAGACGACAGGAAATATCAGTTGAAATGTAGAGCGGGAGCATAGTGTCATAATCTGACACCGGAGGTGATGCAGTGAAAATCGAAATGGAATTTCAAGGTTTGAAAGAACTCATGAAAGCATTTGAGGACGCAGCAAGCGACGAGGACATAAAAGAGGTCAATCAAAAGATTGTAAAGCAAAGCGAACCAGTTGTGAAAAACATCATGTCCGGCAAAATTCCGAAATCGGCAGACATCAAATTATCCGGCAGAGGTTTCGGTTCAAAGTCATCCGTGACATCACATGCAGCGGACAGCATACCGATGGGAGCAGTCAAAATGAAAGACACAGGAGCAACAGCAGATGTCGGATGGGAAAAGTCGGACAATAGCGAACACTTTTATGTGAAATTCATAAACTGGGGAACTATCTATCAACCGCCTCAAGAATTTATTTACGCAACAGGGCGTGAGGCAGATGCGGAACTGCAAAAAATCGCAGAACAAGAATATCAATCCTATTTAGACAACACATTGAAATGAGGTGAGAGCATGAGCAGCAGTCCGGACATCATCAAAGATGCATCCGACGCATTGAGACCTATATCAGACAGAGGAATCACTGTGATGCAAGGATGGTATGACAAAGACATCCATGACAGACATGTGACATTGTGGGATTTGGGAGAAAATGACGAGAATTTTTCGGACGACGATGCAGAGGGAGTGACGCTGTCAGTGCAGGTCACTATATTTTCAGAAAGTGACGAGGTTGAACTGGCAAGGGAAATCAAGTCAATCATGAAAGAAAATGATTTTTCGTTTGAGGGCAGGAACGGAGACGATTCCAAGCCGGAGGACGGAATCTATATGAAAGCACAAAGGTTTTCAAAGTTTTATGAAATGGAGGAATAGACATGAGCGAAACAGTAACACAGGTTAGCGAGACAGAACAGAAGATTGTCAGGAGCAGAACATGCGGTTGTAGAGATTTTTACATCGCAAAACTCACACAGAATGATGCAACGGGGTATGTAGCAGGTACACCCGTAAAACTGGCAAGAGCAATCAAGGCAAAAGTTGATGAAAAATGGAGTTCGGAGAAAATCTACTCTGACGACGGAACAGAGGAGGTCATCAATTCATATGAGGGAACTGAAATCGAACTTGAGGTCAACGCCCTTGCACCACAGGACAGACAGATTCTTTTCGGTCAGTTGTATGAGAATGGTTTCCTCGTAAAGACGGCAGACGACAAAGCACCGGAGGTCGCTGTCGGATGGAGAGAAAGAAAACTCAACGGAAAGTATGATTTCAAGTGGTTGTATGCCGGAAAGTTTGCAGAGGGAATCAGCGAGGAGGCAAGCACAAAAGAGGGAAAACTGTCTCCGACAACAAAGAGCGTCAAGGGTTCATTCTATGAGAGAAGTCTTGACAATGCATATGAGATTTCTGTTGATGAATCAAACCTTGTAACAGAAGATACAAAGGCAGCAGAGGCAATCAAGAATTGGTTCAGCAAAGTGCAGGAGAAAAACGGCGGTTTAGGCTAATAAGAGAATATATAACAGGAGGATAAATCATGAAAAGAAAAATTATAGTCAATAACAAAGAGTTTACAATGCCGAAAATGTCAATCGACACATACACGGAATATCTCGAACTTGCAGAGGTTATCGACGCAAAACAGAGATATTCAAAGCAGGACATTGAGGCGATGGGTCTTTTTATCTGCAAAGCATACGGAGACCAGTTCACCGTTGAGGAATTAAAGAATCCGGAGACCGGACTTGATGCAGCAGGTTTGATTCTTGAGTTCCAGTTCATCGACATGGGAATCGCCGACGACCTCGCCAAACGTATGGAGAAGATAGAGAAAAATTTTCAGAGTGGCAAGTGATACCGGAAATCGAGGTCACTTGCAGAGGTGAGAGACTTTTCATCAATTCCGTAACGGTAGAACAGTATAAAAAATACATCAGTCTCATGGAAAAGAATGACACGGAGAAATTCTCCGGAGTGATGTTTTTTAACAAAAAGATAATGCAGGAGATGTTCGGGAATGAATTGTCGCTTGCAGCAGTTGGGGAGATTGATGCAGTTGAATTTCTGACGGCAATCAAGACGGTTCATTTCATCATGCAGAACATTGTTGCAGAGAAGATGTTGAGCATTGTCGAGGTTGAACAGGTAGAAAAAGAGGCATCCGCATTCGATGACTATGACCGTGAAAACGGATATGAGGACGAGGATGAACAACCGGAGGAAAATCAATGGAAAGTCTGCGGGGAAATTGTTGACCGTGTTGTGAAAATTGCGATTCGGCTATTGAAAAACTCATACAGTCAATGCATGAAAGAGAACATTGTCACGTTGTTGGACTACTTAAAATTTGAATTAGATACAATCAACGAAAATCAGTAAGAGAGGAGGCGACCGAATGGCTTATACAAGCGTCAAAATATCGGCAGATTCGAGCAGTTATCAATCACAAATGAAATCGGCAGCATCGCAGATGAAAGTCTTGTCTGCGGAATATACGACGGCAGCGACGAAAGCAAAGTTGTTCGGGTCAGAAACAGACAGCCTCAAGGCAAAAGCCGAATCGCTCACTCAAAAAATCACGGTGCAAAAGAACATCGTGCAGTTGAACAGTGAGCAGCAGGAGAAGTTGACAAAGAAACTGTCAGACCAAAAGACAAAGCAGGAGGAACTCAAAACAAAGATTGATGCTGCGAAAGAGGCTTATGAGAAATCAACGGCAGAGACCGGAAAGAACTCCGAGCAGTCAAAAACACTCAAGGATGAACTCGACAAGTTAGAGAAAGAGTTCACCGCAAATGAGACAGCAATCGGAAAGACAGAGACCGCACTTGCAAATCAGACGGTAAAGACGGAAAAGTCAAAGACTGCCCTCATGAACATGGAGGCAGAACTGAAAAATGTTAATGACCAGTTAAAAGATAATAAACTTGAAAAATTAGCGACCGCTTGCGATACGGCGGGAACAAAGATGGAGAGTTTCGGAAAGAAAATGTCGGTTGTCTCTGCCGGAATTGCGGGTATTGGTGCAGCATCAATCAAAGCATTCACGGAACTCGACGAGGGTTATGACACCATAGTGACAAAGACCGGAGCAACCGGAGAGGCACTTGAGGGATTGACAAAGTCTGCGGATAATGTTTTCGGAACAATGCCGGAGGATATGTCAACGGTAGGAGAGGCAATCGGAGAAGTCAACACAAGATTCCATACAACCGGAACGGAACTTGAAAAGACCTCTAAACAGTTCATACAGTTTGCAACAATCAACGGAACAAACGTCACACAGTCAGTTGACCAAGTTGACAAAATCATGAAAGCGTGGAACGTCGATGCATCACAGACAGGGAATCTATTAGGATTGCTCACGGCAAAGGCACAGGAAACCGGAATCTCTGTTGATACATTAGAGGGATATGTCCTCGACAACAACGCTCAATTCAAAGAAATGGGATTGTCATTGCCTCAAGCAATCAATTTGATGGCTCAATTCGACGCAAACGGTGTTGATTCAACTCAAGCAATGGCGGGTCTGAAAAAAGCATTACAGAACGCCACATCAGAGGGAAAATCAATGGACGAGGCGTTGTCAGATACTATCGGCAGCATCAAGAACGCAAAGACAGAGACCGAGGCGATGCAGATTGCAACGGAATTGTTTGGAAAAAAAGGTGCTGCGGAAATGACAAAGGCAATTCGTGAAAACAGAATTGACCTCACCAGTCTTTCGTCATCAATGGAGGAATACGGTTCAACAGTCGAGGACACCTACAACGGAACACTCGACCCGATTGACAATGCAAAGGTTGCGATGAACAACGCAAAACTGGCGTTGTCGACACTGGCATCCACAGCACAGACATCCGCAGCTCCTATGATTGAAAAATTGACCGGAAAGATTCAAGAGTTGACACAATGGTTCACGTCGCTCTCTCCGGCACAGCAAGAAACAGTTCTCAAAGTTGGTCTTGTGGTCGCTGCTATCGGTCCGTTGTCAATCGGATTCGGAAAAGTGGCAAAGGGAATCTCTGACACGGTAACGACCGGACAGAAATTTGTGTCCGGAGCTGCAAAGATAATTGCAAAGATTACGGCAAAGACAGCAGCCACGGCAGCAGGAACGGCAGCAGATACGGCAGGAACAGCAGCCACGGCAGCACATACGGCAGCTACAACAGCAGCCACGGCAACAACCGGAGGAATGACGGTGGCACAAACGGCACTCAATGCAGTTATGAACTTGTGTCCGATTATTTTAATTGTAACACTGATTGCCGGACTGATTGCAGCAGGTGTCGCACTATATAAAAATTGGGATAAGGTCAAAGAAAAACTGTCCGAATTGTGGGGCAACATCAAAGAAAAATTCAATGCAATCAAAGAGACTATCACGGGAGCATTCACGAAAGCGAAAGAGGCGGTCACGAATAAGGTCAAGGAAATCGGTGACAACATAAAAAATAGCACAATAGGACAAGCTGCATCGAAAGTATTCAACGGCGTAAAGGACACGGTTCACAATGTCATGTCGGCAGCGACCGAAACGGCAAAGGAAAAACTGGGGAACATGAAAACCGCCTATGAAGAAAACGGAGGCGGTATCAAGGGCGTTGTTGCTGCCGGATGGGAGGGAATCAAAGGATATTATTCAGCAGGATTCACATTCGTTGATAATTTATCCGGAGGGAAACTCTCTGAAATCAAATCAAAATTCTCTGAAAAGACATCGGAAATCAAAACAAAGGTTTCCGAGGGTTGGGAGAACATGAAAACCACTGTCACCACAAAAATGACGGAATGGAAAACCAACGCATCAAACAAACTGAATGAAATAAAGACGAATTTCTCAACAAAGGTTTCAGACATCAAGTCAAATGTTTCAACAGGTTGGGAGAACATGAAAACCACCGTCACCACAAAAATGACGGAATGGAAAAATAATACATCGAATAAATTGACAGAAATCAAATCCGGATTTTCCTCAAAGGTTTCGGAGATAAAAACGAAATGGTCGACGGATTTCACGAACATAAAGGACAAGGCAACCTCACTCATGGAGACAGCAAAGTCCAATGTTTCAACGAAACTCAATAATATGAAATCTGCATACAGTGAAAAAGGCGGGGGAATCAAGGGAATCGTGTCTGCTACGTTCACAGGCGTAAAGGACACAATGAACTCTCTCATGAGTACGGCGAACACTCTGACAGGCGGGAAACTTGACAGCATCAAATCGGCGTTCTCAAGCAAATTAGCGAGTGCAAAATCGACCGCATCGTCTGCGATGGAGAGCATCAAATCATCGTTCTCCTCAAAGATGGAATCCGCACACGGAGCGGTGACAGGTGCATTGTCAAGAATCAAATCGGCGTTCAATTTCAAATGGTCATTGCCACATTTGAACTTGCCACACATCAGCGTGTCCGGAGGCGTTGCACCGTTCGGAATTGGAGGAAAAGGTTCGCTCCCGTCATTCTCGATTCAGTGGTACAAATCCGGTGGTATTATGACAAATCCGACCGTGTTCGGAATCAACGGCAACAGCCTCATGGTAGGAGGCGAGGCGGGTGACGAGGCAATCTTGCCACTTGCAGAGTTTTACGCGAAACTCAATACAATACTTGACAGAAAGATACAAACAATCAATCAGAATATCAATGCAACAGTGGAGGTACACACATATATCGACAGCGAGGAGGTCGCAAATGTGACCACTGACAAGGTGAGTGACAATCTAGCGATAGCACACAAAAAGAGGAGGTAAGGAATGAAAATAGATAGCACAGACATTCGAGAATTTGATGCAAAACAGTTATCGGTCGAGTTTACACCTCCTCAAACAACCGTGACAGTGGACATGTTCGAGGGTGCTTTGATTCCGTCAGAATCAGAGACATATACACCACTGTCCGGAATCACGGTTGAGGTGCTTTTCAGAGGCAAAGACAGAGATGAAGTCATGACACATATTAGCGACTTCAATGCACTCCTGCAAAAAGGTGTTGTTTTGACACTTGACGGATATCGGAGAAAATTCAAGGGATTTATGACAGCGAATGCACCGGAAAAGACAATCTCAAAAGAGAGATACAAGTCATCGTTCAAGTTCACGGGGTACTGGTTTAGCGACGATGTGACAATCTCGTGGCAGGAGAAAAATGAAATAATTTTCGAGACAAAAGGAAACAGGTGGACACCATGCAGATTGACAATCACAGCACTGGAATACATCGAGACAATGAAAATCAACGGTCTTTCGGATGAAATAACAATAAAGACAATTCCGAGAGGTGCGACAGTCGTGATTGATGGAGAGACCGGATTCGTAACAATGGATGGCGAAAACAAATTCAAAGATGTGGAAATGTTTGAATTTCCGTATCTGAAAACCGGAAAGGATAAAGAACATCACATCATTTTTTCGGATAAAAATGCAATCGTAACAATTCAATACAAACCTATGTGGTTATAGGAGGCGGTCAGATGGATTTGTACAATGATTCACACGAAAAGGTGTGTATTTTATCCGGAATAAAAGAAACGTGCATCACAAGCACTCTCAAGACTGGAGATAAGGAAATCACATTCGAGTTCCGAAAGACAAACAGGTATGCGACGGACATCAAAGAGGAGGGATATATCAGAACCGACACGGACGAATTTGTTATCAAGCAGGTCGAGCCGAGCGGGGAATGGTACAAATGCACCGGAACATTGAACGTCGAGGAACTGGAGGGCAAACAATATCCGCAGGGATTCGAGACTGTGGAAAAGACGGTCGATGAATGTCTAACAGAGGCAATCGACGGAACTGGATGGAAAGTCATCCGGTGCGATGTTTCCAAAAAGAGAACAATCCGGATAGAGCAGAACTGTTCTGCATGGGATGTCGCTCAACAGGCAATTACAACGTATAGATGCGAGATGGTGTTCGATTCTCTGAACAAGGGAATTTCGGTATATGAGAAATACGGAGAGGACAGAGGAGCATATTTCATTGAACGTCTGAACCTCAAGCGGTTGCAGGTGCAGTCAAACTCATACGACTTTGCAACAAGGCTCATTCCGATAGGGAAAGATGGATTGATGCTGAATATCGACGGGAAAAATTATGTTGAGAATCACCAGTATTCAAAGAAAGTGAAAACGATGACGTGGAAAGATGAAAGATACACGGATGCGGAATCACTGAAAGAGGATGCGGAGGCGAAACTGGACGAACTTTCCAAACCATACAGGTCGTACACAGCAGAAATCATCAATCTTGTTGAGGCAGTGCAGGACGAGGAGAAAAAAGAACAGTACAAAGAGGTGTTCAGTATAGCACTGGGAGACACGGTGCTGCTAATCTCCAAGTCAACGGGAATCCGTGAGAGCCACAGGATTGTGAAATTCTATGAATACCCGTTGACGAAAGAAAAGAACAAGGTCGAACTGGCAAACACAAGACTGTCATTCGAGGAGGTTCAGAGAACCGAGCAAGAATTGTCATGAGGAGGTGAGAAAATTGGAAATCATTAGACACATCAAAGTGGATTTGTATGGAGACACACAGCATTTTGCAGTTGCAGCGAAACAGATGGATATGGGAACACGGTACATCGGAGTGACGCTCATGGAGGACGGTGTCGTGTATGAGATACCGGACAATGTGGAGGTCATTATCAACATGACCAAACCGGACAAGACACACGTTCACAACGATGGAGAAAAGTCCGGAAATGAGGCTCTCATTCCTCTCACAAGAGGCATGTTGCAGGTTCACGGAACAGCATTGTGTGAGGTGCAGTTGTATCAAAATGGTGCATTGCTGACGAGTGCGACGTTTGAGATGGAGATTTTTCCGTCACAGCGGGATGAATCGGAAATCATTCACTCCGGAGAATATACAAGACTGGAGAACACCATTGCAGCAGCGAGAGAGGCTCTGCAAATCGCACAGGACACACAGAACACCATTGATGCAGCAGAGGCGGTCAGACAGGCACAGGAGCGGTTGAGAGAGGCTGCTGAAAAGGCAAGAGAAATCAAAGAGAGCCGGAGAGAGGATGACACCGCAAAGGCGATTGCAAAATGTGTCGAGGCGATGGAGGCAGCAATCGAGCAGACAAAGAAATGTCTGACAGCGACCGAGGAGGCAAACAAAATCATCATCAGTCAGTCCGGTCTTGATGCGATACTGGCAGCAGTCAAAGACTATTATGAACGCATCAGAGAACTTGAGACGGACATCAACATCAATGTGGATGGAGGAACACCAAAATCAACCGACCTCCTGCTTGTCAAGGGAGGAACACCGTTCACGACCGATTATGACAAGTACATCGCAGGAACGTCACACACAATTTGAGAAAGAGGTGAAAAAGAATGGCAACAGCAACAATCACTCTGAAAAAGGGAACGACCGCAGAGTGGACGGAGAGCAAGAGGGTTCTCGATGATGGAGAACTGGGTCTCGAAACCACGACAAGCGGTCACAGAATCATCCGAATCGGTAACGGTTCGACCGAGTTCATGAGCCTCCCTGTCGCATTTGACATCGAGGAGGTCAGAGAAATCAAGACCGGAATGGACGAAGATGCAAAAACGTACTATGACGACATGGTCAAAAAGGGAACGGAGTTGCTTGCAGAAATGAAAGCACTGGCAACGACTGTCGAACTGGAGGACGATGCGACACAAATCAAGTATCGAATGGGTATCTCAAACGGTACGTTGTATTTTGAGGAAATCACAAAGGAGGCAAGTGAATAATGGCAGCAGGTGACAGAATATTCATGGCGAAAGAATCCACATCGCAGGAGATTCTTTCCAACACAAAGAAAATTATCGAGGACGCAAAAACAAAACCGAAAAGATACGGAATGAGAATCAACCTACTCGACAGCAATCCGGCAACCCGTGTCAAATATCTTTATGATGCGGTTGGAATGACACCCGCAGGAATGAATTTCGCAGGAGGCGGGTTCGATTATGGAGACTGGGGAGATATTTGGTTCGTAAAGAAAAACCGTCCGGTCATGGTAAGAACTGACGGAACGGTTGACTATGAACTGAATCATGAAAACCATGCTCTCAAGCTGAACGGAGGAGCATCGGACATCACAAAAACATCATACGGTGGAAATGCAATGTCCGAGATTCCTCTGATTTGGGTCAAGAGATGGACACAGAACAATTATCATTTTGTTGTGTTCTGTGAGGAGCAGTACGATGACACATACAAGGCATACGCACACACCGACGCAGATGGAAATGTCCTGCCCGTGACATATTTCCCGATGTACGAGGGTTCGGTTGTCAACAACCGGATGCGTTCGCTCTCCGGTCTCACACCGACAGCGTCCATGACAGACGAGCAGGAGACGACCGCAGCAAAGCAGAACGGTGACAGATGGGATAAACAGTCATTTTCTGAAATCAACCTCATGTATGAAATGTGTACGATGATTACATGCAGCACCAACTCACAGGGCAAGTTCGGAAACGGAAACAGTCAGTCCGACAATTTCTTGCAGACCGGAACACTCAACGGGAAAGGACAGTTTTTCGGCTATACATCGACCACACAGGCAGTCAAAGTATTCTACTGCGAGAACTTCTTTGCAAACTACTGGAAACGATTGAGAGGTCTGCTACTTATCAATGGAGTATACCATGTGAAAGCAGTTCTTCCGTACAACTCAACAGGTGAAGGGTACACAAACACAGGACTGACACCGTCCGGAACATCCGGAGGTTACTGTTCAAGAATGGAGATGGCATCCGACATCGGAAGAATCCCGACCGTTGCATCCGGAAGTGAGACCACATACGAATGTGATGGCTTATGGTTCAACAACACGATCGTTGCAGTTGCCCTGTTCGGTGGCAACCGTGGCGGCGGGTCGGGGTGCGGTTTGTCGTGCTGGCATGTGCACAACCCTGCGACGGACGTGCGCACGTACATCGTGGCGAGCCTTTCTTGCAAACCGCCTGTTGCTGCTGCGTAAGCAGCGAGGGGGAACGGGGGAGATACTCCCCCGCAATAAAAAGGGAGGTTCGGAGGGTTTACCCTCCGAGGTGTCCGGCATGACAAGGATTTTCCACGATGATGGAAACGGGAGGCACATCCGACACAAACAGAAAAAATTGTGATAGAATCTCCGACATGACAAAAAGATGACCTTGACATGACAGGGGAATCGGTGTGCGTCCTTGCCCTGTTCGGTGGCAACCGTGGCAACGGGTCGAAGTGCGGTTTGTCGTACTGGAATGTGAACAACCCTGCGACGAACGTGAACACGAACATCGTGGCGAGCCAATCTTATCAAATTATGGAGCATTTAACCAAAAGCACACCTTTTTCCTACACCGCAGGGTGTTGAAATACACCTAACCAGTGGAAATGATACCGATGCAGGCAGGGTCGAGTAAGAATATCAGAAAGACCTTGAGGTGATAAGAAAGATGGGAAAGAAATCCGTCAATAACCTGTACAAGCCTATGTTAGAACATAGCAATGTTGAGCAAAAATTTCATAAAGCAGCAAAGGGCAAGACAGAGCGTCCGGATGCTGCAGTGATATTAGAGCCGACCAACATTCAGAGACATGTCAAGAACGTCGTCGAGCAACTTGAAAACACTGCACCGGAGGGGTACGACGTACCGAATCCGGAAAAGGCATGGAAACCATCAAGACACGGGAAAGTCTGCATCAACGAGGGAACAAGCAGGAAAGTGAGAATGATTGAGAAACCTCGATACAATTATGAGCAGGTGATTCATCACATTGTTGTTTCTGCGTGTTATGACATTTTCATGAAAGGGATGTATGAGTTCTCATGCGGGAGTGTACCGAACAGGGGTGCTCATTATGGGAAAAAGTACATCGAGAGGTGGATTCAGCGAGACAAAAAGAACTGCAAATATGTTCTCAAGATGGATATTCGACACTTTTTCGAGAGTGTTGACCATGATGTCTTGAAAGCGTGGCTCAAGAAGAAAATCAGAGACGAGAGAATGTTGTACATCCTCGAACTGATAATTGATGGGAGCGAGGTCGGGTTGCCTTTAGGGTTTTACACGTCGCAGTGGTTGTCAAATTTCATGTTGCAGCCTCTCGACCATTTCATCAAAGAGCAGTTGAAAGCGGTGCATTATATCCGGTATATGGATGATATGGTGGTGTTCGGAAAGAACAAAAAGGAACTCCACAGGATGCAGCAGGAGATTGAGAGATTCTTGAGAGAAAAGTTCAACTTGCAGATGAAAGGAAACTGGCAGGTGTTCCGGTTCGATTACACAGAGAAAAAGACCGGAAAGAGAAAAGGGAGACCACTCGATTTCATGGGATTCCAGTTCTATCACGACAAGACGATTCTGCGGGAAAGCATCATGTTGAGTTGCACACGGAAAGTCAACCGTGTCGCAAAGAAAGAGAAAATCACATGGTACGATGCAACCGCAATTCTGTCATACATGGGTTACTTGAGCAATACAGACACATACGACATGTACCTGCAAAGGGTCAAGCCTTATGTGAATGTTAAGAAATTAAAGAAAATAGTTAGCAAACATTCAAAGCGAAAGGAGCGAGAAAAACATGAAAGAATGGAGAGAAGTGTTCGGAACGGAGGCAGAACAGCCGGAGGAGTTCGACACAACAGCGTCACCGACAACGGTATATCAGAGACGCAATATCAAGAAAGCAACGAAAGAGGATGCAGACGGAAAGAAAATCACCGGATGGCAGCGAGAGGAGCGTGAGATGTCACGGGAGGAATATGACAGATTGACGCTCATGCAGGAGGTTGTTGCATCCAACACAACAGGAATCGTTGAATCCGTGACACAGTTTCAGAAAGATGCAGTCATTGACGAATACACACAGCAGTTGATTGAGGAGGGGTTGATTTAGTATGAAAATGCTTGTTGAAAGTCTCAAAAGAATGTACAAAAAAGGCACTCTCACAAAGGAACAGATTTCCGAGCGTGTCTCAAAGGGTAGTATTTCAGTGGATGAATATGAATACATCACAGGGGAGGCATACTCTGGCGGTGGTGCAGAATGAGTCCGCTTGAAATAATATCACGATTGTGTGATGTGACGGAAACTCTATCCGCAATCGTGAAACGGTGTGAAATGGTTGTATGTGGTTTATAAGAATATCGTCGGTTATGCATCAAGTAAATATTTGAGCAAATAGGAGGGATAATCATGTTATACTATTTAGGCAAAGGAACGGAGTTCAAAAAAGAGGACTGCAAAGAGTACAAGAAACTTGATGCAGCACTCAAGGCAGCAGCAAAGGACGAGAGCCTCGTCGTTTGGGATGAAACCGGAAAGGTCATCGGTTCACTCACGGATGATATTCCGGAGGGAGCGTTGCAGACAAATCCGGACGGCAGTGTCAACACATACGATGCGGACGGAAACAAGACCGGAACAGTAGACGCAGAGACGCTCAAGGAAATGACAACGGTCAATGACGATGTGAGCAAACTTGCAACCGGAGACAATGAGCAGGGAACACCGCAGGAGAACGCAGAGGATGACGAAAACGCCTCAAACGAGGATAAGGCGACAAATCCACCAACCGA